CCAATTTCTACTGAAGTTGGAAGAGGAGTATGAACTATATCATTTTCTGTCGCTTGTCGGTGTTTTGGGAAAGAAGCTCCCGCAAGCCAGTATAAGCTGACTGTGCCTGCTTCTGTTTGGGCGGAGTCCGCGCACAAGGTATACATTCGGCAAGAGTTGGTAGTGACAGCCACTGTGCCATCATCAAAGTCCAAATTCTTTGCCAAATTTCCCGCTACTCCACCAAAGCAAAGTTGATTTCCCGTAATTGAAGGAGAACCGCCCACAACACCAACATTTAATGCTGGTGTCAAATAGGTAGCCAGAGCCAAAGATGGAGCATCTTGCGCGGTCACATCCATATATCTTCCATTGACCTTAAAAGTGCAAGTTGTTCCAATTTTAGCCAGAGCAGAACTTGCTCCGTGAATGGCAAAGCCTGGAGTAGATGTGCAGTTATTTACTGAATGAACATTAGGCATATATTTATAATGTTAGTTGATAATTTACTCTTTCATTGAAGCCAGCTTGTCGTAAAGCTCGTCCGTTGAAAGTTTGTCCAAATCCACATCACCTTGTCGGGAGGGACTGGACGGACTGGTTTCTGTAGGTTTCACTTTATTCAATGCAATATCCGCCACGACTTCGTTAATCAAGGTTTTGACGCTTTGATTGGGATTTCGCAAGAAAGTTTTTCGCAAATCATTTTTATAATCCGCGAGACCTTCTATTTTCTCGTATTTGGCGAATTCTTCGTTGAACTTTGCCTCGTTATTGGATTTTTCTATGGGCGAGAGAGTGGTCGAAATTTCTCCCTTGATTACGCCATAGAACTTCTCCAATAACTCGCGAGACGGCTTATCCTGCACCGCTTCTAGAAATTCCTGCACATTTTTGAACTTGGGCTCGGTTGAAGATATTTCCTTTTCTTCCGACTTCGGTTCCTCCTTAATTTCCTTTGGGAGTTCCGCTAGCCGTTTAACTTCCGCCGCTAAATCCTTAATGCGTTTTTGAGCTTTGGGGTGCAACTTGGAGATTTCCTCGTCTGTTAATTCCCCATTCTCGTCTGTGATTTCTTTTTCACCAGTTTTCTCTGGTGTAGATTTTTGGTCGTCCGCCGCCGCAGATTTCTCTTCTGCCGACTCGTTTTCGAGCGTCTTGCGAAGCTCGGCATACAAGTCATCGGACTTTGTTTCTTCACTCATATATTTTTTGGTGGATATTTTGCATAGCCACGATTATTTATAATAGTTTATCGTCATCTCGGACATACCTGTTTTATTTCCTTATTCAGGTAAAAAACCGCTTATTTCTCTTGCTAACTGCTCGGACATCGACTGGGTGTCGCCAGCGTTTAACAAAGTCAATAACGAAAGAATTGTCGCATCGTCTTTAATCAAATCATTAATGCGTTCGTGTAAAGTTTCCCGTATCTTGGTTTCCATTATCTTCCAACCCGCAGTGTTCTTGGTTTCGGCTATCTTGCCTATTTCGGCTCGCCTGAAAGACAGGTTGTCAATTATCGCCTGTGATGGTTTGTCAAATTGTTCTTTCTGTTCTATTAAATTATCTAAATTTTGTTTTTTCATTTCATTATTGAAGTAGGAACTTGGGCTTGAGCTCCTTTTTGCATTGCTCCCAGAAGCGGACTAGCTTCGGTTGGTGCTTTAATCTCTCCTGGCGGTGTAGGTGGATTTGTAGTTGCTGGCGGGTTTGCAGTGGGGTTTGCAGTGGGATTTGCTGGATTTGTTTCAGTAGTATCTTCTACTGAAAACCACGATTCAATTTCAACAGGCGAAATGTCAAAGGTCTTGGCTACACTTCGCCTCATAGCTATCTGTCCTGGCACTTTCGGGTCGTCTTTGAAGAGTTCGTAAAGGTCTATCTTGGCTTTTTGTTTGATGGCTTTGTTCTGCTGGCTGTCTTCCGAAGGACTGGCTTTGGCAACCAGTTTTACTCCTTTGAAGTTGGTCTTGGTGACATCTTCCACCGTCAAGTCCTTGTAGCCGAATATCTTGACCTTTCGGGGTTTGGTTAGTTTCTTGGCGGTAATGTCGGACATAAGCTGGCAAAGTTCTTGGAACGCAAGGGTGGCTCGCCTTTTCATTATGGCGACTTTGGCTTCCACTTGGGCGTTCAGTCCAGCTTGCTGGGTAACGCTTAACTTGCCTTTTTGGGTCTGCATACCAGGAGCCATACCCGAAGCATTATCGGCGAAGCTCTTGATAACATTAGCCAGTCCTTGACCTTGTGTTAGTTCGGGTATCTCCTTAACCCAGACCTTGTCGCCTATCTTTTCGTCTTTGCCTGTCTGCACTACCGTGACTCCGTTGGGTCTTGGCACGATAGAACTTTGTTTCAGTCCTGATGAAGAAGACACAAATATTTCTCCGAAGTTTCGGTAAGTGTTGTTGTCTATGCTTTGATTAGTGATGACATTGATGGCTAGGTTCGGGTCGCGGTAGATGTCAGCGATTGAGGGAGCCAGCATAGCTATACCGCGTGAGAATAACCCATAATACACAAAGGTTGGTCTATCAACTCCATATTCTTCCATTGGTTGGGCTTTTAAGAGATAGAGGTCGTTGGCTACTATCAGTTCGGTTAGTTCCCCTTTGATGTAGGTTTGCCACTTGGTAAGCTCGGCTACTTTTGAGCCGAATTGAGTGGTGTTAGAGAGTCCCATATTTGCCAGACGGATATTCTTGGCAGACGCTTCGGAACTATTGCTTTGCTCGGTTTCATTGGGAACTTTGTTTTCTTTTAACTTCTTGACCTCCTCCATATCGTATTCCATCTTTTCGGCTTCATCTTCAATCTGCTCAATGGTCTTGTAGATGAATTGCCTGCCCTGATACAGAGCATCTTTGGAGTTCTTGGCTATCGGAGAACGGAGATAGGAAAGAGTGTCTACTAGTTCCACTTTCTGTTTGTCGTTGCCCGGTATGACTTCAAAGACGGACTCCCCGTAAATACCCGCTTCTATTTTGGAGTTTTCCCAAGTCAAATCAAAGTTAGAGTCGGCTAAATCCTCTTTGACCACGTGCTTCATTATGTCGCTGGCGTTCTCGCTGCCTTCGGGAATGGTCTCGTAGTCAATATCTGGCACAGCACCTATCTTGGAACTGGCGTTCTGCACGCCTTCAAAAACCACTGGTATATGCAGGTTGGAACGGGTTAAGAGAGTTTTAGCCACCACTCCGTTGTAGAGTTCTTCATTCTTTAACCAGTTGTTTATCTTAACTTGACGGACTTTGATAGCGTAGTCCTTTTCAATGAGATATTGTTTTATAATATCTTGTTTGTTTTTTATGACATTGGCAAATTGCGGAACTTGCTTGTTTTCTTTGGAGTCGGTAGTTGGATTTTTGTTTTCTTTTTTAGGCATTGAAATAAAGTTTTATCTTTATTTCTTTCAGTTTGCCTGCAAAGAAATTTAATTGGTTATATTATACGCTTCTATAAAATGTTGTCAAATGTGTGGAAAACTCGCTTGACATATCTTTTACATTTGCTATACTCTACTTAATTTAATACCGCATAACTTTTACAGGAAGTTGTGAGCAGTAGTCGCTCGCTTATCCTGTAACTAGGTGAGCGACTTTTGTTTTTATATTTGAATGCCCAGAGGACTGGTGGCGTAATTTGTTTTTCTTTTTAAGGGGTTTTCTTTTTCTTTTAATTCTTTTTTCTTTTGACTTGTTTTGTTTATTTTCTTTTTCTAAGGAGGTTATTTATCATTGAAAAATATCTTCTGTTCTCTTTTAATTATATAGTAATCGGGCTTGCCGTCTTTGTCCTTCGTTATCTCTATTTTCTCATAAGGTTTGGCTTGTCTTAAAAATTCTATAATTTGTTTTTCATTTGAAGTAAGAGTTTCCATATTATTTCCAATACCCTGTCTTCGAATCTATCAACGCTTCATTGAAAAGTTCCTGCTTAAACTCTTGATACTGATTTATCACTGGCAGGGGTTTGTCGGGTATATTATACACCGCCAGAGCCAAACTCATCACTTGGTCGTCGTGCAGAGAGTCATCACAACCTGCGGACACTTTTCCTTTATCTCCTAAAATATATTCAAAGGACTTTAATTGTCCGATTAGAGTTGGGTCATCAGGTATCTTAATCTTCTGCTGTTCAATTAAAATCTGCAAGTTGGTCAGCAAGTCCATTCGGCTCTTGGAAGTGAATAAGTATCGTTCTAAATTAGGCACATCTTTGTAAAGGTCATCAGAGATAGGGTCGCCGATGCCCGTGCTGTCTATTCTGGTAAGGGGTCGGTTAAACTTGGAATAGAAAGAAATAATCTTGGACTTTTGTAAGTTATAGTCAATTTGATTAAAGACCTCCTGTTTGCCCACTCTAAAATCATTCAAGTCAAAAGGAGTAATCACGGTATAGTCGTTCATCTTGGCTAGGTCTACTCCCATCTGATAAGTGTGTCCATTCTCAGGTTCTTCGTAAGGTTCTTTATAAATACACTTCTCAATACCTTTGAAGAACTGGGAAGCCCCGTCAACGAACTTGCAATAGTATTCCTGCTGAAACAAGTCATTAGGCATCTGTCTCCTTTCTTCCTCTAAATCCTCCTTTGAAAGCAGTTTAGTGTCGTCCACAGTCAAAATCTGCGTGAACCAGATAGAATTGCCTTTTGCCTGTTCTAAGAGCTTATAAGCGTGATTTGTGCCTCTGGGAGTGAAATTAAAGATAGCCCAACCTCCATTAAAAGCCAAAATCGGTCTAATCAAGTTCCAAACATTCTCCTGATGAATAGAATACTCCGTAAAGACGCACCCGTAAGGATTACTTCCCAGTATGTTATCCACATTCTCCGTTCCCACCACTTGAACATAAGAGCCATTAGTCAGCTCAATTTTCATCTCATTCTCATTCTTGTTCTTGATGAGTTCTTTGGGAATATGCCCCAACATCTTAAATCCATCATTGTCTATGTTGTCCCAAATAATCTTCTTGCCCTGCTTGTAAGTGGGAGCTAAATAGAAATAAGCGGCTTTCTTTTCAAACATCTTCTTAGGCAGGTTAGCGAAACAAACCTTATCCTTTCCAGCCCGCCTATGCCAGACAATAATCATTCTCTTAATCCCAGAGTCCCAAGCGTCCAAAAAGAGTTCTTGATGTTTAAGAGGTTTGAACTTATATGGCAACGAAATTTTCTCTTTAATCATCTTTTTCTATAATTTTATAAAGGCAAGTGTGTTTCATATTTCCTTAAAGTAAAACCTGAATAAAACCGATTAGGTTGATATAAGTATAAGTAGAGGGGATATACTATCTATTCTCAACTCAACTTTCCACAGCTTCCAATTCAGTTTCTATTCTTCTCCCGTATTCTCTTCGTCTATTACTTTACTCGGTGCTTTCAACATTTTATTAGCATAACTTACCAGTTCGATGGTGATGGGGTTGTCTTGGTCTCCTCCCAATTCTAGCTTGTCTCCGTATTTCTTGGGCTTCATTTTAGACATTACCCATTTCATATTGTCTGCTTTAAGTTTATATGCTTGCACGATAGCATTAGCGGATTTAGGGTCTGCTAGTTTAGCTTCATCAATACTTATATCCCCCATTTCGTTTAATTGTTCCAGTTGGGCGTCTGTCCTATTTTGAGTTGCCAGCGTGTAGTTATA